CTGACGCTCTGGCAGATTCTGACTTTGTTTGTGTCGTTGCTGTAGCTTAAGGAAGATCAAATGTCACAAGTAATTATTTACCCTAACACTAACGGCGGAGTGGCTGTTGTAACTCCGGTTTTATCTGCAGGTGAGACAGTTCAGGATATTGCCGCAAAGGTTGTACCTACAGGTGTGTCGTCTCAAATTATTAACAAGTCAGAAATACCAACAGATCGTACCTTAAGAGCCGCTTGGGAGTACGGAGTATCAGCAGTAGAAGTAAACGTCACTAAAGCAAAAGACCTTGCTCATACTGTTAGAAGAACTGCTCGTGCAAAAGAGTTTGCACCTTACGATGACATCATTGCTAAACAGATTCCGGGAGCAGACGCTACAGAAGCTGAAGCACAACGTGTACTAATTCGTTCTAAGTATGATACTAAACAAACAGAGATTGATGATTGTACTACTCCTGAAGCAATCACAACAATTGTAAAAGGAATGATCTCATGATACCAACATCGCCCTTGGCATCAAACGGAATGTTTATGCCCCAGTTTATGTCAATGTACCAACCTCAGCCCACTGATGGCATCTCAAGTGCCGTAAGTCAAATCTCAGGCGGGATGGGTGACGAATACACTAACAGTCTCTTAAATGCACTTGGGATGGGTGATGTTAGTCAGTATCAAATGCAACAGCCAATGCCACCACCAATGCAATTCTACAGTCCGTATATGAATCCATATGCAGGAATGTTTAGTCCGTTTATGCAACAACCTATCATGTATGATCCTTTAAGGGAAAGTCAACTAACTGACGGAACTCCAAATGATCCGTCAACAGGTAATCCAATCTTTACTAATGAAGAGTTGGCAAATTTTGTGGTTAATTTTCTTCCGGGAGTAGGACTTGTCAGAGGTGTTGGAGATGTCCTTGGTGGTCTGTTTGGCGGAAATACCCCACCAAGCACAACTGCACCTTCTACATCTGACAGTGCGTATGACTCACCTACCACATCTGAAGGCCCTGCTGAAAACTCAACAGGCTACGGCACACCATTTTAGGGGATAACAATGGATCCAATGACAGCATTATCTATCGGTGGAGCACTCCTAGGGGGTGGTCTGTTCGGTGGTGGAAACAAAGGACAGAAGATTTCGCAAGAAGCTATCGGTCTAGCACAGCAACTTGCACCCGGAACAAACTTTAATCCCTACACTGTACGTACAGGCTACGGTGCAGGTGGGTATATGCCGGGTAATCTCTATGGACGATTAAGTGGTGCCTATGGGCCAATGCAAGGTGCTACGTCTTTAGCCGCTACAGGTATGATTCCTGAGTTGCTTGACCCTAACGCAGTCACTCAGCGTCAGGCAAACATCTTTGCAGACACCTCAGCACAACTTACGCCTGCCTTTGAACAGCAAGCCACTGCACTGCAGTCTAGGTTGTTTGGCGGGGGTAGGTTAGGCTTACGTCTTGCAGGCGAGTCACAGGGCTTAGGAGCAGGCTCAGGTATGGTTCAGCCAGATGCTCTAGGACTTGGTAGAGCACAACAGCAGACACTAGCACAGTTGAACACTCAGGCACGACAGCAGGCTCTAGGTGAGCAAGCACAGCGTGTAGCACTACAACAGGGACTCTTTGGTCAGGCAATGGGCTTGGCAGGTCTGGAGAACCAGTTGGCAGGATTGGGTATGTCCGCAGAGCAGTTGAGAGCGGCGGCGGCCCTAGGTGCAGGACAGCTTCAGTTGTCACCATACAGCGGTGCTATCTCTGCCGCTAATACTGCAGGGGCCAACAGGGCTAACTTCATTGGTGGTACTTTAGGTGGGTTGTTTAGCAATCCTGGATTCTTTGGCATGACTCCAACAGGTACAGCATAATGGCAAAAGCAGATACAGTATACTCCCTGTTCGGGATGAAGAGTCCGTATGATGTAGCACGTGAAGAGATGCTTGCATCACAACGATTACTTCAAAGACAAGCAGACCCCTACGCAAAGCTAGGTACTGCGCTTGGTATGGGACTAGGCCGTATGTTTGGTGGTGTTTCTCCAGAAATGGCAAGAGCACAGCAGACTGAACAGGCTGTTAAAGATGTAGAAGCACAGATTCAGGAAGCACAGCAACAACAAGCTGAGAAAATTAAGATTGCTGAAAGCATGGAACCAGAGATTCCTGCTACAGAAAAGAAAGAAAAGTCAGCAGCAGAACAATTACTAGCACGGTCACAGGAAAAAAGTGACAAGCTCCGTCAAATTGCTAATTTGTTAGAGAGTCGGGGACAATCAGCACAGGCTGCAAAGTTTTCTGATTTAGCTGACAAAGAACTAGGTAAGACTCTAACAATTCAAAAGCAGCTTGCTGACATTGCTGCTAAAGGGCGTGGTAAGTGGTCTGGACTAACTGAGTATAGACTATCTAGTGGTCAGATTGTACGGGGTGGTTTGTTGAATGGACAGCCTGCAATGTACTTAGGGCCAAATCGAGCAGCACCGCTACCTCCTGATGCACGGGATGTGAAGAATATTCAGGAAGTATCAACAGCGTCTATACAAGCCGCCGCCAGAGTAATTGAAAACGATCCAGATGTTGATAAGATTCCTAGAGGTGAAAAAGGCTTAATGGCTACTGAACTTAGTCTTCGTGCTAAAGAATTACAGGCAGGAGGTGCATCTCAAAATGAAGCACTCCAACAAGCCCTGCAAGAGATTAAGCCTAAGTATGTTGAAGAGCCATACAGAGGCCCGAACAGTGGAATGACTTTCGCAGAAAAACTAGCTAATCCTTTAGAAAATATAAAATCTGCTTTTAGCTTTCTTACTGGAGATGATGACAACTCATCACAAGACACTGTTCTTACTGAAGCAGATATTGCAGCATCGCCTACACTTCAAAACCTAGGAGCAAAACCTGGAAACAAAATTTCTACAATTAATGGAAAACCTACATTGGTGACTAAGTAATGGCAGTCGTAGATCCTTTTGCAGATGTTGTCCCACAGACAGACCTGACAGTAACTGTTCCAAAACCTGAAGCACAACCAGATGCTTTTGCGAATGTTGTTGCACTATCGGATGATCCATTTGCTAATGTAACTGAATCAGTTGAAGGCACATCAACACTCGATCAGCTATCCTATGGGTTTGATAAGGTAGCAAGTGCCACAGGTAACTTGTCTATTCTACTACAGTCTATGTATCCGATTGGAGAAATACGTGCAGACTTAGTAGAGCCAACGGAAGACAATCCGTTTCAGATGATTGACTTTAGTATCCTTCCTGCTTTTGATGACACTGCAATTGATAAGATGTACGGTGCTCCATTTTCTGAGATGTCTTTTGAGCAACGTGTTGATTTTTTAAAGCAACGGCGTGAAGAAGAGATTGCTGCAGACAATGAAGCTGTTATTGCTGCAGGAGAAACAGACACACTAGCCGCAAACTTAGGTGGTTTAGGTGGGGCTGTTCTTGATCCTGCTCTTGCTTTGATTCCTATGGGAGCAGCATACAAAACAATGGCAGCAGTTGGTGGGCTGATTGGTATTGGCTCTGATGTTTTATCTCAGGCAGTAGAAGACCCTACGCTAGAAACGTATGACCCTACTCAGACTGCTGTAGTTGGTGGTGTATCTGCGATTGCAGCCCCTGCAGTGGGGTTTGCACTGCGTAAAAGTGGTGAGAAGATTAGTAAACTCAATCAGCTTAGGAAAACCAAGAAAGAAGCTAAGCAGATTAAGAAGGCTGACAATGCAATTGATGAGTTAAATACTATTGCTGCACGTGGTGTCACTGAAGGTGTTAAGAAAGCAGATATTCCTGCGTATGTTCGGCAACAATCTGGTCTTACGGAAGGAGAAGTAGCTGAGCTAGTCGGGCAAAGTACTAAACCATTTCAGATTCCCACCCGCAAAGAAGCTAAGCAGATTGCAAGCATACAAGAATTTCAAGCTGATCCTATTACTACCCCACTAAAGAAGTCTTCAATAGCTGACTGGCTTGGGGTAATGCATTCTAGCCTTAAAAAAGTATCACCAAAGCTAGCAATTAAACTACGTGAGTTTGAAACTCGACAGCACTTACGGGCGGCTAACGGATTAGAAATTATTGAGCCGTTTTCAAGACAGTTTGGTAAGCTATCTAAATCTGTACAACGTCAAGCATCATTGTATCTGAACAACGGAGACTTTGATGCTGCACGTAATCTGTTTACTAAGTACAATCCAGAACTTGTCAGTTCTTTTAAAGCAGTAGATGATTACTTACAGAATACATACGGTGAATTAGTTAAGTATGGGTACAACGTAACTAAAATTCCAAACTACTTCCCACGTGTAGTGAAAGATCTCGATCAACTACAAACCAAGCTAAGTGGTAAACAACTTAGTGAAGTACAGAAAGTATGGAAGCAAAAGTCTAAACAACTAGGACGGGCATTATCTGATAATGAAAAACGTTTGATTATTTCTGAGATGATTCAGGGCCGTAAAGTTAGCTTTACTAAAGATGGTAAGAAAATTATTATCACACCTGGAGCACGTGGATCTGGAGCACCATCATCCACAAAACAACGGATGCTTGGGCAGTTAGATGAAAGACTTTTAGATGAGTATGAAGATCCAATCAGTGCGTTGCATCACTACGTCAAGCAGACTTCACACGATATGGAAAGACGTAGATTCTTTGGGACTGGACGTTCTAACAGAGCAGCTACTGAGATTAACACAGACGAAAGCATTGATAACTTAGTATTGGAAGAGTTAAATGCAGGGCGTTTAAACTACGGAGATCTTGATCGTGTCTCTCACCTATTAAAGATTCGGTTTGGGGCAGGAGAAAAAGCAGCACACGGTGTACTACAAGATATACGTAACATCAACTACATGACAACCATTGGTGACCCGCTTGCAACTCTAACGCAGATCGGTGATCTTGGTGTGGCCGCATACTACAACGGTATCGGTAATACTATTCGTGCTTTAATTGGTAAAAAAGATATTACGATTAAACAACTAGGTCTTGAAGATGTCATTGCTGCTGAGATGATGTCGAGTAGACGACTCACGTCGAGAGTCTTGGACACCCTGTTAAAGGGTACAGGATTCAAGGCTATTGACAGACTAGGTAAAGAAACTCTAATTAATGGTTCGTTACGTAAAGCTCAGCAAATGTCAAAGTCTGCTAAAGGCATTGAGCAGTTGCGTAAAAAGTATGGTGAAGTATACGGAGATGAGTTTGATTTATTTGTTAATGATTTACGTGCAGGTACAATCTCTGATAACGTGAAGATGTACGTGTTCAATGAACTTGCTAATGTACAGCCGATTACTCTGTCTGAAATGCCTGTCAAGTATCTTGAGTCCCCAACAGGGCGGGTATTCTATCAGCTAAAGTCTTACGTAATTAAACAACTGGACTTGGTAAAGAATGATATTATCACGGCTGATATACCTTTAAAAGACAAAGTGGCAAAGGGTATGGTGTATGCTGCAATTGTTCCAACTACAAACGTAGCTACTGGCGAGTTGAAGGACGCATTCTTAAAAAGAAATGAACCATTAGATGTTGATAGCTTTACGGACAAGTACATCGAAAACGTTGCTAAGTTTTTAATGGTATCTGAGTACACCTACAATACGGCTGTCGAGCAGGGTAAAGCAGGTGAAGCATTAAAGGACACAGTGCTTGGTGGTTGGGGTGTGTTAGCTGATAACGTTACGGCTGTGTCTCAAGACTTCAAGCAGATGTATGAAGGTACGCTTGACCTTGAAAGCTCAAAGGTTATGGCTCGTGCTCCTGCTTTTGGAAGATTCTGGTACAACTACATTGGTGGTGGTCTAGAAAAGTATGAAGCTAAGAAGTTCCAAGAAGACTACGGCTTTGATAAAAATGCATTGGATGAGTATGGCCTAACTCCAAAGCAAAGAAAAGACTACGGATTATAAAAAGAACCCCACGAATGTGGGGCTACTGGAGACCTATGATGCCCGCCTAGTGCGGGCTTTGTTTATTCAAAGACATCAAAGATGTCTCCGATCATAATCTTCACAAACGGTACGTTAATAATATAACCGTCAAAAAAATAGACAGTCGAATCATCAATGTCTTGTCCTTCCTTCCAACCTAGTACTGGTTGAGACTGCACAGTTTCCATCGACAACCCAAATACATGGTGAAACCTTGCTGTTACCATCCCCAATCATCTCCTTCTAGCCCGTGTGCGTTGTAGTCGGTTACTCTTTTCTCAAAGAAGTTACTCATACTACTACCACCTAATAATTCTTCCATCCACGGCAAAGGATTCTCCTTAACCTTCCAATTCGTCTTGAGACCAAGTTGCAGTAAACGTCTGTCTGCGAGATAGCGAATGTACTGCTTAACATCTGCCGCCGGGAGACCTTCCAAGTCACCCATCTCATACGCAAGATCAATAACCTTGTCTTCAAGTTTGACTGCAGTACGAAACATCTCGTAGATATCTTTCTTGAAATCATCATTCACTACTCGTGGATGCTCATCGCAGAACTCCCTAAATAATTTAGCCATACCTTCTGCGTGTTGTGACTCATCACGTACTGACCACTCAACAACTGTACACATTCCGGGCATCTTACCCTGACGTTGATAATTTAAGAGCATAGCAAACGCACTAAACAGTGACATGCCTTCATTAAGTACAGAACGTGCGATAGCCAGTGCAGTTCCTTGATGACTATGCATGTCAATGTCACCCATAAAATCTACCTTCTCAGCCATCTGCTGATACTCTAAGAAGGTTGTGAACTCTTCTTCAGGTAGTCCCAGAGTATCATTGAGCAGGGCGTAGGCTCGTTGGTGGATGAACTCTCGTGAAGCAAAGGCCGTGAGCATGGCTCTGATCTCATTGTTCTTAAACTTGGGAATGTAATACTCCAAGTAGTTTGTTCCCACCGCAACGTCAGTCTGCGTAAATAACCGCAGGATCTGGGTGATATGGTTCTTCTCTGCTTTCGATAGGGCATCTGACTTCCAATGATTAACGTCTGTTTGTAGTTCTAACTCATCTTCAATCCAGTGTATGCGTTCATGTTCTGTCGCATACTTCACAGCCCAAGGATACTTGAATGGTTTGTATGTTACGTTACTCTCTAGTAGGCTCATGTAGTGTCTCCAAGGTATCTTGATTCTGATATATTACATTCATCAGGTTGTTGTTATGGTACTGTAATCGTTGTATTTCTTGATTAGCTTCTTGCAATAAATTAAAGCAGTCATTAAGTAATCGTTTATTAAATGGGTCGTGGTCTTTAATTAAATCTAGTCTTTTTAGTAAGTTTTGTGTTTTCTCTTCCATAGTTTCCAGGCCAAATAAATTATTATACTAGGTTGAACAATTACAAACAGCCAAATGTTCAAGGCTTCATAGCTAATACCTAACAGGTTGGCTATGTCTACTAACACAACAACACAGAGCCTGAAGAGTGCATCAATGATGACTACTCCAGACTCTCCCATTGTGGTCAATGCTCGTTCATATTCGTTCACTGTTTATCCCTGACAACTAACACAGACTTCATCGTCTTCAAAGTCTTTCAGGGCATTACGATCTACCTTAGTTCCAACCTTCTCAGCCGTAACACCCGCAGTCGTTCTGAGATAGTATAATCCTTTAAGTCCTTCCTTCCACGCCTTAAGGTGTACCTGATTGACAATAGCCTTGTCCGTACCAGATGGGAAGAATACGTTGACACTCTGCCCTTGACAGATAAACTCTTGCCGTTTGGCTGAATGCTCAACAACCCAGTTCTGGTCTAACTCGAAGGCTGTTTTAAAAGTATCTTTCTCAACGTCCGATAGAAACTCCAGATGCTGTACCGATCCTTCAGCCTCCATAATAGACTGCCAAACCTTCTTAGTGTTCTGACCTTTCTCCGTGAGTAACTCCGCCAGGTACGGATTGCGTACTGTGTGAGACCCTGCACGAGTCCTGTGTACATAACAATTGCTAATACGAGGCTCGATACTGGCAGAGCAACCACACAGAATAGAACTGTTAGCGTTAGGAGCGATAGCAAGTAGATGCATATTCCTAAGACCAGTACCATAGCCGTCAGGACATTCCCCACGCTCGATAGCAAGTTGGTAAGTAGAATACTCTGCTTGTTGTTTGATGTCTTGGAATATACGATAGTTTTCACTTGTAGCCTTCCATGATTCCCACGCTAGTCCTTTTGATTGGAGGTAGCCGTGGAAGCCCATTGCTCCAAGGCCGACTGAACGCTCTCGATATGCTGAGTAGACAGCTTTTCCCAGTTCTTCTGGTGCGTTGTCGATAAAGTATTGAATGACGTTATCCAAGAATCTGATAAGGTCTGCAACCATGCTACTTGCTCGCCACTCAGAGTAGTATTCAAGGTTGACGGATGAGAGACAACAGACGGCTGTTCGTTGTTCATCTGTTGCGAGATGGATTTCATTGCAGAGGTTGCTGCCGTTAATTGATAGTCCAAGCCTTTTCTGAGCTTCTGGTAAAGCTCTTCTGGCTGTGTCGATAAAGTTAAGGTACGGGCTACCAGTTCTGAACCTAGCTTCAAGAATTCGTTGCCACAGCTTGCGAGCTTGGACTGTATCTCTGACAATTCCTGTAGACGGGTCTGTAAGGTTCCATTCTGTATCATTAATTACACTCTCCATAAAATCATCTGTGATATTCACAGCATTAAATAAATTAAAACATTTCCGATTGATGTCTCCACCAGTCGGTACTTTGAAAGAAATGAACTCTTCAATGTCAGGATGACTTACGTCTAGGTAGGCTGCGTAGCTTCCCTTCCTTGTCTTCCCCTGTTTGTAGGCTGTCATCTGACTGTCCACTACTTTCATGAATGGTATTGGGCCTGGTGCTTTGTCGCTGATCCCCCTGATATCTGACCAATGCCCACCCACACCACCGCCCTTTACGGAAAGCCATGCTACTTCACCATTGTGTTCAATAAGGCTATTAAGATTGTCCCCCAAGTAAGTAAGGAAACAACTAATAGGCAAGCCCCGATTGTTTCGTGTATTGTCAGGTGCGTTTGAAAGCACAGGTGACGAAAACATAAACCAACCTTTGCTAGCATAGTCGTAAATGCGTTGAGCAAGATCGAGGTCATCTTTGCAGTAAGCAACCGCAGCCCGCGCAAAGGATTGTTGAGGTGAGTCTTCATGCTCGAACATGTAGTAGTCACGCATAAGTTTATCTGCTTGAGCACTGAGGCGACTGTCTCTTTCATAATCAATCGTTATCCCAAGGTATGTGGTCATCTAAATCATTCTCCAGTCGTTCTTGTTGTTCTTCGATCCGGTCTACAAACTTGTTGACAAGATCTTCTGATGTAATTTCTAATGTCTCCATCAAAGTAATCTCATCAAGTTGTTTGAGCTTTTGTTTTATATCTTCTAATGTAAGCACAGAGCGAACCTATTATTTTACCAGAGTTCAATGCATTTGTCAAGGTAGTGCCTGGCTTTTTCTAAGTCAGTCTGCCCACCCTTGTCTTGAAACCTAGCTAAGTATTTGATAACGTTACCTAACATAAAACCTTTGAACTGCTCTTCAGTCAACCAAGACTCCATTGCATCCCAAGGTTGTACCTTTTTGCTAGTGTAATGCTCACCCCCAATCTGTCGTAGTCTGTCTGCAAGGTCATTAAGATCAACCATCGTTACGTCCTGCCTTAACTAAGAAGTCTGTAAGATCAAAGGTATAACCATAGTGTGATTCCAATGTACGAATCACATCGTCAAGGACTTCATCCCATGTTACATCAATAACATAGTCATTGTTTAATGAAATACTTTTACCGCAAGAACGGTAGCTAAAATGAACGCGAGTCATGCTATCATCGTCATAAAACAGGTCATCAAGTCTACTCATTTCTTTCTCCTTATCAACTCCATAAAGTGGTCAAAGTCTATTACTGCTAGGGGTTTTGACCTGTTTTGTTTAATCACCACTAAAGGTTCGTACTTACCTGAGTTTGTTTCTGCTTGTGTATAATAATTGTACACTACAATCTTTGCTAGATTCTTACACTCTACAGAGTAGGGAAAGAGTTTCCTAGCAGCAGGAGATAGGAGAACATCTTCTCCACCTGCACCCATTGAAGTACTACGTACATCATCTGGTTCTAGTGTAGGGTACTGAGTTAAGATTGCATCACGTACTGCTTGTTGCAGTCTTCTGCCTTTTGCTTTGGCTGACGATGCTTTCATACAGGAGCAGTAAACTTATCGTCCAGACTGCGGAGCATGTAGAGTAGGTGACCGTTTTCCATTGCACGTTCTTCACCAAGTAGTTCAACAACTACACCCCACATCTCTTGCTCCGACTTGTCTTCTAGTAACTTCTGGGCTTTCTTGGCACCAATTCCTTTAACGCCGATGATGTTATCAATACGATCACCAACGAGAAACTGCTTGTAGAAATTAAGAAGTCCTTCAGGTTCGGTGATGAAGTATTTAATTTTCTTAACAAAGTTATAATGCCAACCAACAACTTGATCGAGATCCTTGTCAAGAGTAATCAACACACTATCATCCCCTAGCTCAGTAGAACGGATTGCTAGCATATCATCTGCCTCTAACCCGTCAGTCACATGTGCTGACCAGGCCGCCATAAGATATTCACGTAGCAGTCCGTAGTGTACTGGCTTGTCTGAAGTACGATTGCCTTTGTATGGTGCAGTAGTGGCATAATCATACCGGAAATTATTCTTTCCTGTTAAAAAGAGTTCCCATCTTTGAACTTGAGGCAGGTCAACCATCAAGATATCTTCAATAAAACCTGCCATAGTTCTGATTGCCATGTCTTCTGTGTCGTCATTAGTTGCAAAACCAATACGGTACACTAGAATATCTGCATCAATCAAGGCGTGGTTCATTACAGAACCTCATCACCGTCTGAGTCATCAGCAGAATCGACACCTTCATAGGTGACTAACTCATTGATAACTAGTTTGCGGAGTGAAGGAGATACACCTTCCTTCTTCTGATACTTCCATGCGTATGGAGTAATCATCGCAACAGCCTTGGAGCCGTTGCCGATTGAGATACCTTCAAGGGTATCACCGTTCGTAGCATAAGCACGAATAGGATTGTTAGACTTACAGGTAATAAAGTAACCCTTGTCTTCTTTCTGACGGACAGTAATGCCCATCCCTTCTAATGCATTGACTGCTGCATCAGACAACTGGCAGAGATCAATCTGATACTTGCCTGACATGTCGTTAGGCTTGTCCATGTATGCCCACATAACATCGGCACTGATCTTTACTCGTTGTGTACTTTCCATACCATTCTCCTTTTGTTGGTGGTATACTATATATTATAACACATTTTGTTAGTGTGTGTCAAACCAATTGTTACCGATCTTTGATTCGGCATCTACTGGGCATCGAAAGCCCAAGGTAATCCCGGATTGTGAGGCCGAATTGCACATGATTTGCGCAACCTGTTCACCATACTTCTCCGGTGTTTCAATTTGGATTTCATCATGCACAAAGGCAACCTGCTTAACAGGTACTGCCTGTGCTTTGAACTCCTTGTGCGCTTCAATAGCCCACTGCTTTGCAATGATTGCACCACATCCTTGTAACAGTGAGTTGAGTGCTGCGTGTTCTGATCTAACAAGAATTCTCCTTCCGTCTAGTCCAGGTACGTAGCCTTTAGTTGCTACCTTCTTTACTTTCTCCATCAACTTCTGCAGTGCAGGAGTGTTAGAGTAGAAACGATGTAGTATCTCATTGCCTTCACGTGCTCCACCATTGACGATGCTACCAACCTTGGCCGGGCCTGCTCCATACAACGTAGCATAGATTAGTGTCTTGGCCTGTGGTCTTGTAATACCTGCAGCATCTGCGTTCTTCTGGTGGATATCACCGTTGAGTAGTTCATCCTGCCATGCATCATCCTGCATGTAATGAGCCAAACAACGCAACTCAATACCTGATAAGTCAGTACCAACCAGTACGTGACCCACATCAACTGTCCATAGCTGTCGGCATCGTTCACCGTATGGTTTATTGACTGAAGGTATCTGTCCCATGTTGGGACTATGGTGTGTCATACGTCCGGTTACAGCACCGTTAGTAATGATTGCACCGTGTACTCTGTCGTCATCCTGTACAAACTTTAGCCAGGATTCCAGCAGACCAACACGTTTCTGCATCATCAGATACTCAGCAATCTTCTGTGCCTGTGGTATCTGTATGTTCTCTAACGTAGTCTCGTCTACGATGGGTTGACCTTTATCTGTGAATTTTTTAGGCTTCCATCCTAGAGTCATCAATCGTTCAGAGATTTGTTTACGACTGCCGACATTGAAGACAGTCACCTTGTCCTTTAGTTGTTTGCTTGTTTTTTCAGACCACCGTTCTTCAACAATCGGCGGAAAAATAGACTGCAGTTCAACTTCAATACCATCCATCTTATCTGCAAGCTCATTGCGCAGAGAGATAGCCTCAGGTACATCAAGTCTAAACCCGTTGGTTTCTTGGTTGCGACAGATGACTGCGATGTCGTGCTCCAGTAGTATACTCTGCGATGGATCCTTCCACTGATTAAGTTCTGACATAAGGTACTTGTATAAGTCACAAGTGAGACTAACATCTTGGATGCAGTACTTACGCATTTCTTCAGTGAGTCCACCATCAAAGTCTTCCACTGCAAAATCAACTTTAGCATTTCGTAACCTACTCCCCCATGCCTTCAGGCTGTGTCCACCTTCTAGTTGTGGATTCAAAAGTCTTGAAAGAATCAAGGTGTCTGCCGCTTTCGATTTCTTGATCCCAATGTTCCAGACTTTCCGCAACACTGGTGCATCGAAACCAATTAAGTTGTGACCGATGATTAGATCGTACTGTTCTACCAGTGGCTTTAATGTTGACGAGTCTGTATGACATTGAACTTCTCCTGTACTAACATCCTGCGTGACACAGATCCAGATTGTGTTGCGAGCTAGATTCGTCTCGATATCCAGTACTAACTTGCGTTGTGCGGTGCTCATTCATAACCTCTTTGATTGTTGGGATGAAAGTTTTGAACCATTCTCCCTTGCGTTCCATACACTGATCGTGTTTCTCTAACAGGGCATGGATAGTTGCTTCAGCTTCATGTCTGTTGTCAAAGTGTTCACAATATTCTAACACATAATCACGAAAAGGTGAAGAGGTTTGATAACCATTCAGTCGATCTTCACTGTTTACTGCCTTACCTACCTTAAGCCAGTTAGGAAATGCAGGGTTGCGAATGATGTACACTTCACCTTCTGTGCTGCGTGTATCAATCTCAGTGTGTGACCATGCGTCATCAAGTGTCTTGAATCGGCCAGGTTTATGTAGTGGGTGTGACTTAGGTATGAACTTACCATTCACAAACATACGGTCTGTGTTACGGTAACGTTCAACAGTACGTCTACAGTCCCTGCAGTTCACCTGCTTACCGTCCGGTGCTCCAGTTTTATTATGGAATTGATCGAGTGGTTTGTGCTCACCACAGTGCTTACATTGCTTCATAGGGCTTGCTCCGCCTCGTCTTGTTCATCATACTCCGTCATACGTCCGGTGTCTAGTGAGTAGAGAAGACTACATGCCGGGCCTGTTGTACCACAGAATCTATTCTTGAGCACACGTACACGGGTGGTGTTACGTTCTGTCTCATCATCTGCCTGACCGTTACGTTCAAGACCGATCACCATGTCAGATAACTGTGCGATACTACCAGATCCACGTAACTGTGCCAGTGATGTGGCAGCACCTTCTTCATGTCCCTTTGAATCAGGACGTTTGAGGTGTGACACACAGACCAGTGCAATGTTAGTCTCCTGTACCAGTGTACGTAGCTTGGTCATGATCTCATCAATGGCCTTCCGTTCATCACCGTTGGACTGTGCGGATACCACAATCGAGATGTGATCTAGGAATACGTAACGACATCCTACTGCCTTGGCTAGGTATCGTACACGGTTGATGATGTTGTCAATGTCAGAGCTACCAAAGTGGTCAAAGAGAAACAGTCGGTCAGTACCTAGTGTCTGCTTGAATGCATCATCCTTTTCTTCCTGAGTAGCCTTACAGTCAGGAAGATGCAGTGGTTTATCTGCAGCCAGTGACATGATCGACAGGCCTGTCTTGCGTACCGACTCTTCCAAGAACATCAAGCCAATCTTTTCATTGGTGTTTTGTAGTATATGCCATACAATTTCACGTAGGAACTGTGACTTACCTAGTCCAGACCCTGCTGTGATCGTTAACATCTCACCCTGTCGTATACCATATGTCATCTTGTTAAGACCATCATACGGGTACATGCAGTCAGCTTCAGCCAGTGGTTTCATCACATCATCATAGATGGATGAACCTGCCACGATACCCTGTGGTGTCCACTTCTGTGACTGCCAGAAGTTATCAGAGTATGTCTTCTGATTACCTTTGATAAAGTCACAGGCATCCTTGTAACCATTGACTGGTGTCATTACCTTTGACTTGTGTGCAAACAATTCAGCACACTTAGTCTGAGCAGCCTGACCAGGTTCATCGTTGTCAAAGTTAAAGATGATCTCGTCAAAGCTGTCAAGCCACTCGTAGTTGTTACGACAGTCTTTGATCGCAGACTGCGCACCATTACGTACAGAGACTACTGGGTACTTTGAACCTAGCATCTGGTAGGCAGTAAGTGCATCAAACTCTCCTTCAACTACAAGTACACGGTGTCCCCCTGCATTGAATCGTTCCTGACCAAAGAGAAAAGGAGTGTCATTCCATTCACCTTCAGTCTTGAATTGTTTGTCACCATTGATGCGTACCTTTGCAGAGGTATCATTACCGTATGGAAAAATAATGTCGTTACCTCTGAATCCTACACCATACTTCTCCATCGTGTTGACATCGATCTTACGTGTCGGAATAGCACGGTAGGATAGACCCTGAGACGCATTGTACTGCCCTGTATCGGACAATCTCTGCTTGATAGATACGACTCTACTATGGTGCATGTCGTAGCTTGATACAGAGTCGGTTTCTATAGGAACGTTAGCATCACAGCTAAAGCACTTACCCCAGAGTTCACCCTTGTCATTGCGACTGATGGAGTATGCATCACTACTGTCGCACTTGGGACACGGCAGATGTTTCTGTTCCCACGCCATTTACTTCTCCTTGTTTTGATTCTAGCTTGGCTAACTGATCCTTGTACTGTGCGTACAGTTCTGGATCATTCTCAATTAAGTTCTTAATTGAAGCCTGAGCATACTTTTGCAGAACAGCACCGATGCTGTACTCTAGCATCTGTGACTGACCTTTAGACAGGTAGTAGAAGAACCCATCATACTGTGGATCAGGATCTCGATTCCAGTCTGATAGCCTCTTGTCTAACTCTCTGACCAGTATCACTGTGCTGATGTCATTCATAGTCTATTCTCTCTTGGAGCATTAGCTCACCGATCATTGAATGTGCAGTCATTAGGCGACTATTCAGTGTTGTTACTTGTTTCTGTTTGAACCGAACAAACTCTGTTAGTTTCTGTGCATATTCTGTGCCGACTGATAGCTCTGACAGGTACTCTTCAAAGTCATCGACTGAGTATATGTTTTTATTCATTGTCTTTCTCCAACTTGAGTGCGTAACCTGTTACGAATACCAAACCAGGTTCCGGTGAGTAGTTTCCTAACCGATGTAAGAATTCGGATAGTCCTAGGTCTTTAATGAGAGCAGCACACGCAGTCAGTGTCTGGTGCTCATGCATCTCACGTGCGTCTTTTATGTCCATCTTTATAGTCCTATGTAGTATCTAGTTATTCAAAGATAAGTAGTAGTAATACTAATACTAGTACTAAGAAGCTATGTATCTATATAGTTATTATATCATGTCAGTCAATTTTGTCAAGTGTTATTTCATCTTCCAGATGTTTTAGGTCTTCACGTTCAGTCACATTGAAGTCTTCTGCCACTGTGCCAAAGCACTCGTTACAGAGATCAATGAACTCTCCAGACTCAAAGCCTCTACGAGTAGACTCAAAGTCACTCAGTTGTTTGTTACATGCTTTACAACGCATTGTTTACTCCTTGATGTGGTCTAGGTAGTATAGCATACAAAAGACTAGTATGCAAGCTACAGCGTACACTTTAATCAGTTCGACAGTCATTTAGATATTCCTGGTATCGTTCGTTTATTTCCTTGCCAAACATAGAGTGGTAAATATTCTCCACTCGCATGCTGTCTAGCTCCTTTACTCTGTGGATCTCTTCAATGATCTCATCGATGCAGAACTTGAGTGCTTCGTCATAGCCATCATCACATCCTGTTTGCGGATCATAGTCTATCATTCACCCTGTACTCCGTTAGTTTCTGTGTGGTGTACTTTAGCGATGTCATTACTTGATCGAGCGTCTCAGACTCTGTGTCACCGGTATCGTGCAGTATCACCATTGCCTCGTTGAGTAAATCCAAAGCCTCCCCTGTTTGTTTGTCGATCAAGCGATTGACTCTGATTCTGTTTTCATTCCTGCTAGTATTCATAACTTACCCATCATTTTCTCTCTTCAATGTACACTCGTAAGTGTGTTGATAAACTCAGTGGAGCACCATATCTATGGTTCTTCCATCGATGGCCTTCTATTAATCCTTGACCATATACTCTAATCTTGTACCGATCCCGGTTAAAATATTTCTTCATCTGAGCTAGTAACTCTCTACCTTCGTCCGTATTTGGTATACGTGAGAAGACGTACCTTGATGCTTTAACTTCACTCATTGTCTATCCCCACTGTTCTGCCATTGCATCAGCAATGCCTTGAAATGTTTCACTACGTTTCTTCCAACGATCCTTACCACCTTTGTTGAACCAATTACCTGGCACTTTGGTGGACTCTTGTTTCTCTACAATGTTTGTTGGCTGTAGTTGATCTAACCCATGTAACCACAAACAAGTTTTCTTAGATGTTGGATGACCAAACTCATAAGGTTGTATTGTCTGTGTGTACTGCGGTAGTCCGTAAACCTTTGAAGGTATAGGATTCTCTAAACAAATCTTAGGTATAGCTGCACTATCCAGTTTCATAAAGAACTCTTTAGCTTCTAGACCCAGAGCAAGCCTATCCTTGTTTAACACACCTTTAGGATACAAATGTCTAGCACCTGCATTACTGAGGTATGTACATGGTGGATGCCCAATCAGTAGATCCCAACCATCATTCAGTATGTCCATCACATCACCTTGGTAATGGTACGGACTGTCATCATCTGCAGGTAGTAGATCACAAGACCATGCATCATGCCCACGTTTGCGGAAGGCTTCACGGACTTTACCACTGTACTCACATGCTACTAGAACTCTCATAGTTACCTCACTGTATGTTGTGTATTCTACGCCATGTTACCCACGTGATGGCTTGCATCTCATAGGCTTTGAGTGGCCGTCCGTGTACTAGAACAGCTTCACCCGCATCACGATACGCATCCTGAATTAAAGAATACAGCAGCTTACCAATTGATATTGAACCAGTCAAGCTTTGCCGACTAGCATGGAAGATGTTGTATGCATGACCATCTACGGTGCATGTATTCTCACCCATGATGTTCTGGAAGAAACAAACAATCTTCTGACCATTCAGAATAGATATTGTTGTATCATAGTCTGGTTGTGATTCAAGAATAGACCATGCCTTTTCTTTCATCTTACCATACGTTGATACCTTTACCGATTCCATAGAGTCACCGTTGACGTATGTAGTACACAGGTCACGTGCGTTTACAATGTTTCTATCCCACTTGTTATTTGGGGACAGAGCAGCAACCACGCCTACAACTACGTTGAGTGGTATATCTAGGTCTTCAGCAATAGACAGACACTCACAGTGTGCCGTAGCGTACCATGTAATGCCATGCTCAACCTCTTCTGGAGTAGCCAGGTTGAAGATTGTCAAGATATTTTCTTTACCCATTGTGCTTTACCTCTCTATGATTTCGGTAGTGTTACCGATAATGGACACTGAGTCAATACCCAATGCCCATTGGCAGAACACTATGCAAAGTTGTACTTGCCGACACCAACTGTTAGTCGTCCAAGATGTACTTGTTTAGTCAGTGGTGAGGCCTGGATTGTGTAACCACGTGATTTGTACTTACGCAATGCCACGAACCCACGAATGCCA